TGCTTTATTGTCATCAATGTTATTAAAAAAAAAAGATGAAAAAAAAGCAATAGTAGAAAGGAATACAAAACAATGTAATCTATCTTAATAAATTTTTACTTTTATCTCTTATATTCATTAATGTATTTTCATTATAAACAAATTTACCATTAGGATTATGATCATCAATCATCCTATATTGTTCATTTGTATTTTTCTTTTTCTTATTATCACATTTATTTTGTAATTTTTTCTCTATATCCCAAGATATAAAAATTGTATTGGGGTGGAAATATAATAATTTAAAACCATTTTTCTTTAAAGTTTCAATAATATAATTTTTTAGATCATTAACATTGTATAAAGGTATGCCAAAAATAAATTCAGGAATTGTATAAATACAAAATGTTTGTTCTAATTCAGCATGATATTTGATTCTTCTATGTATTTGTAAAAGTATATCATCAAATTTTTTTAATCTTTTAAAATTCTTATTATTAATAGAATCATATAGATCGTTAATGTTTAAAGTACTCATTAAATATATATATAATATTTATAAAAAAAAATATGGGATATGACACACTTATTTTATCGGGTGGTTCTATAAAGGGTATAGCATTATTAGGTTCTTTTAAATATTTATTTGACAGTAAAAAAATAATCAAAAAAGAATTAAAACATATAATAGCTGCTTCTGCGGGTGCTTTATTATCACTTGTAATTTTATTAGATATAAATATTAAAGTCTTTTATAAAATTCTTAAACAAATGGATGTTGATGTCATTGATAAAGAAAATTTTGGTATTGAAAATTTTATAAATGATTTTGGTTTTTGTGATAATCAAGTTACAAAAAAATATGTTCGGTCTATTATTAAAAATATTCTTCATAGTGATAATATAACATTAAAAGAATTATATGATATATCAAAAATAAAATTTACAGTAAAAGTTTCTAATATTACAAAAAATGATATTGAATATATAAATTATTTAAATTATCCCAATATCGATTTAATAACTTTATTAACAATGACTACATGTGTGCCGCTTGTCTTTAAACCAATCTTATATAATAATTGTTTATATAATGATGGTGCTACAGGTGGAGGATTGCCGATTGAATATAATAAATCTAAAAACTATCTAGGAATAATCTTATATCCAATAGATATTAATAAAAAAGCAAAAAAATTTAAAAAAGATATTTTAAATTATTTATACAATGTGGTTTATATAAATAATCAAGCAAATGATTTTTATCATTATAAGAAACATAAAAATATTATTATTCTTGATCTTAAATTACCTTTAAAATTTAATGTTACCGAACAAGAAAAAGAAAATTTATTTATTGAAGGGTTTTTACAAACTAAAAAATATTTTAATGACTCATAACATATTTTCTCATTGATACTTTTGAGTTTACTCCTGGAACAACTCTATTATATTGATAAATTTCATTATGAAGTTTAGCCCATTTAATATATGATTTATCATCACGACTTCTAAGTTTAACAAGAACATCAAGTTCAGATAACTTTTTATCCCTCCATTCTTTAATTAATTCATTTTTCTTTTCAATATATTTTTTCTTTTGTTTTTGTTTATATTTAATATCTTCATATTTTTTAGCACTCTTTTTTTCATAATAAGAAAAAATACTTCTAAAATTTTTTTTTAAATAATCTATTTCTTCATTACTTAGATCCTTGTAATGGTATGTCTTTTCAACTCTTTTTTCTTCATAAAAATTAGTTTCTTTTCCAATCTTATTATTTAAATGTTCAACATAACCTTCATATTTCATCCCATTCTTATAAAGTTCTAAAGCTAAAGATTTATGTTTTGATAGTTTTTTACCATCCACTACAATTTTTACAATTTCAGTCATTTTCTTATAATAATTTTAATATTTTTAAATATTAATCTTTATCCGAATTCAAACTTCCATACAACATAAAATAAGAATTACATTTTCTTTTATAGTCTTCTAATTCTTTAATTAAATCTCTTGAGATATTTTTATTTTCAAGTTTCAATTCTAATTTATTACATTCTTCGCATTTTTTTTTATATTCTGATAAAAAAATTCCATGATTATTAACAAGATTACTATAAGATTCTTTTATAGTTTCAAGTTCTTGTTCTTTTTCCTCAATTTTTTTTGATAAATTATTTACAATTTTATCATGATGTTCTTTTTTTACAAAACCATCAACATTACCATTTTTATCTAATTTTAAAAGCATTATTTTATATTTATTAAGAATTTTTTAAGTAATAAGTTTAAATGTGAAAAGTGGAGAATTTTTAGTTCCATTTATTTTATTTCTCCCCCATGTAGCTCCATGTTTACATTTTTCTTGTTTTTTTATTAATGTATCTCTTACTTTCTTTTTAATAGGAATTTCTTTTTTGTTAATACCTTCATTAGAACACCAATCTTTAAACCAATCATAGATAACATCCATATGTGTTGGTGCCTTACCATCTTCATAATCACATACATTAATTTCACCATTGAACCAGTTTGTAATAATATCACTTGTTTCTTTATATTTTTCAGTACCTTCCTTAACTTCTTCAGGTGGTTTTGTTCCTAAACTAGCATATTCTCTATACTTATCAAGGAGAATCATCATAAATACAATATTCCATTCTTTTAATTTACCAGATAGATTAATATCGGCTATAAACTGATTAGGATCATCAATAGTAGGCAATGGATTATCATTAAATTTGGATATAAATTCTACTACTTCTATTCTCCTCCATGTTCCACCATCTTGATTATGAAGTTTTGGAAGTTCATTACACATAAGAGCTATTTTAAATTGTGGTTTAAATTCTGTTGTTTCCTTATATAAACCTCTACTTGTTAGTTTATCGCCGCCAGTAATTTGCTTCAATTTACCTACATAAATTTTATCATCTTCATCTGGCTCTGAACAAGATACAAATCTGGCGTGTTTTAAAGTCTCTACTTCTGGAGAAGCACTTGCGGAACTACCCCTTTTATTAGTGAAATAAGCAACATCAAGAGTTTTACTATATTCACCAAGAGTAAAATCTAATAGTTCTATAAGTTTACTTTTACCATTACCACCAGAACCAGTCCAGAAATAAAATTTTTCTTCTCTTACTTCCCCACTCAAACAACTAGATAAGAACCTAAGAACATAATTTCTTAAACGATCATCTGTTCTATTTCCCTCACCATCAAATCTATTGGGGAGAACTTGTTTAATAAATTCATTTAGTTCTTTTACAAATACTTTATTTTTCTTATCATTCATTATTTTATTATATAAATCTTGGAAAGGGATATGATTTTTTTCAGGAGTAATCGGTAGAGAATATTTAGTAGTTACTGTTATAAAATCATCAGGAGCACCCATTCGAAAAGTCATTGTAGATAGATCAAATACACCATTATCAAAACCAATAAGATCTAATTTACTATTAATTTTTTCATCAAAATCAGGATCATAAAATAATTCCCTACATTCACGAATAATTTTATCCTTATATGTTGAGTTTTTAAGATTAGCAATAATCTTACCACAATTTGCTACAAGAGCATTGTATTGCTTTTTCTTTAAACCATCTGGTAAAGAAGTAGATATTGTTTGATATTTCTGCATATAATAGATATAAATATTTACAATTTCTTCTGATAATCTTTTACGAAGCTTGTGTCCAACTTCTGTTTGTTCCCATTTACCACCTGCCTCTTCATTAAAATAATACCAATAATTTTCTCTTAGACCAGAACAAACAAATTCATTCTTATAATAATCAGAAATAACCATGGCAACATCATAATGAGCACCACCATCATGATCTAAACTTTGTTCAACTCTCCCAGCAAGTGATTCTTTTAATAATTCTCTATAATTTTCTTCACCTATATCTTGTTTAACCCACCAATGTAAAGATCTAACTGTCATATGATTTTCTTTTTTCTGAATTGAATACCAACTTTTCCAGGCATCCTTACAGCTTTTTTCAGCATCAGAATTACTATACTTTGTTGATTTTTTACTAAATTCAATCCATAAATCAAGCATTTCTTTTGATTTACTGAAACTATTTAAGACAAAACCTACATCCCTCCAACTACCGCTTTCACCATAAGAATTAGCTCTTTCTTTGTCTAAATTATTAACTAATAGTTTGATTAATTCAAATTCTTTACTTTTTAATGTAATCAAGTTCATAGGCTCAATTTCAATATTAGCCATAAATGTTGGAACTATAGAATCTTGCTGTTTAGAATTATTCAAATTTTTATTATTTCCATTTTTTAAAAATTGTTCAGCATATTCAGTATATTCAACACTTTTTTCACAAGAATAAACACTATTTTTTTGAATAATTGTAAGTGGTCTATTAAGATAAATATCAATAGGAACATCAGCTACATCTCCCGATTGATTTAAATTAATAATCCTTGTTAATTCATATCTTACATTTGTATCTACTTCTTCTGTTTTACATGATCCATATAACAACCAATTTGTCCCATAAATTGTCTTATCAACAATATCTTTTATAGAATTACTAGGAACATTAATACATGTTTTTTCAAGTATTTCATCGAACAAATCTTTATCTTCATATACTAAATCTACAAGATGTTGATAAAGTTCTTTTGATGCCTTAATATTAGGAAATGTTAAATGAACACCATCTTTAGTTTGATAACCCGCTTTATCACACTTACGAATACTAGGTTTTTCAAATAACCATACTTGATAATGATTTTCTTTTAGATGAAATAATTTCTGAAGTTTCTCAAAGAAGAATTGCAATAATTCATCAATAGTTTCTTTTGTATATTGTCTTACTTCATAATTAGCTTTGTATTTCATATCAAGGTCAATAACAAGAGTACAAGTTTCTTGTATTTTTTCAACAAACATAAATCTTTTATTGTTAATGAAAAACTCTTTATGAACTAATTTGTAAAATTTATCTAAATTTTCCTTTTCAATAAAATAAGCACCCTTGCCTGGTATCGTATGAGTATGTTTTCCATCTTTTTTTGGTGATTGTTGGAGCAATTTATAAAGTTCGTTGTCTAAAATCATGTATTAAATTAACTATATTTTTTTTCTTTAAATTTTAATTTTCAAATTTACAATTTTTTTTTTCCGTTTTATTTTTGCTTACAGCGATACTAAAAAATAAAAATTCTGAATATAATAGAGACAAACTTAATTTTCATAAAAAAATAAATGTTTTGAAAATTATTTAAGAAAACAAATTGTTAATTAATTAAATGAGTAATACAGCTATAAAAAGAATAATCACAAAAGATATTAAAGAAATTGAAAAGAATAAGTTAAATGATTTAGGAATTTATATTGATTTTGATGAAACGAATATATTAGAAGCAAAAGCGATGATAATTGGACCAAGAGGGACCCATTATGAAGGGGGGATTTTATTTTTTAAGATTTTTTTCCCTAAAAATTACCCTCATTCACCACCAGATTTATGTTATGTTTCAAGAAATAGAGTTAGAATTCATCCTAATTTATATACAAGGCATCATAAAACGGGTCATGGAAAAGTTTGTCTTTCAATATTAGGGACTTGGACGGGTCCGAGTTGGACATCAATAATGGATATTTCAACAGTCCTTATAACGATACAATCATTATTAGATAATAAACCATTATTACATGAACCAGATGTAGATAATCCCGAATTAATTAAAAAATATAATGAAATTATTGAACATGAAAATATACGAACATTATTTATTGAAAATACAATAAATCCTCCAGAAGATTTTAAGATACCAATCTTTTTAGAAGCAATTGAAAAAAATAAGGAATATTATAAAGAAATTTTATATGATAAAATTCAGGAAAAAAATAATTTATCAAAAATAATTAAAACAAAAATTTATCATTTAGAATATAATATTGATTATAACTATTTAAAAGAATATTTTAAAGAAAAAATATAAATTTGATTTTTATTTATTGTTTAAAATAAAATGGATATTAACTTTTGTGATAATTGCGAAAACATCCTTTACATTTATTCAGATGAAGAAAGTAATATATATTTGGGTTGTAAAATTTGTAGTTTAAAGAAACCTTATGAAAATAAAAAAAGTATATACAATAATGAATTTAAAATTGATCTTAGCCAAACTATAAATAACAATAAATATCTTATTTATGATAATACATTACCGATAATTGAAGGTAATAAGAATATTAAATGCCCGAATGAAGAATGTCCCAAAAAAGAATATTCAAGTGTAACATATATAAAATATGATGAAAAAGAATTAAAATTTATTTATACTTGTCGTCATTGTGGACAAAAGTGGAAAAATAATTAAAAATTTGAATTTAAATATATTATAATTATATTATAAAATGAGTTTTGAAGAAGAAACTGAAAATGATATTATTGATAAAGAACAACTTATTTATGAAAATATAGAAGATTTAAATGTATTTTACAAAAGATATGATGAACTTAAAATTAGTTATAAAACTTCGCCTTATTTAAATAAATATGAGAAAACAAAAGTTCTTAATGAAAGAATACAGCAACTTGCTAATAATTCCAAACCATTAATATCTAATCCTGAAAACTATAATGATATTTATCAAATAGCTATACAGGAACTCAAACAAAAAAAAATACCATTTATTATTAAAAGACCAATTAATAATACATATGAATATTGGAAATTAGAGGATCTTAAGATTATAAACCTTTAATCATTTAATACTTTCTTATAATTTTATTTTTTATTATTTTATAAAAAAAATATAATATATAATAAATGCAGGATATGTATGGATTATTGCTTATTTTAGGATTACTTATTGTAATATCTAGATGTGTTGGTAAAGAAAAAGAAGCTTTTGAAAACACAACGAAATATATAAAAGCAGATGAAAAACTTGTTAAAAAAGCTACACAACGACCTGTTCAACAAGAGAAAAGAAATGTTTTTTCATATTTTCCGGATGAAATTCTTTTAGCTGATGCTAATTCCCCATATGGTTCAAATGTCCCGCAATCAATGATGAATGAAATTAATATGATAAATCAAATGGGTATGACAAAAAATTCTTTAGATGCTATTTCACAAAATGGTGTTCAGGCGGGTCCGGCAAGATTTAATCCGACAAGTAGCCAATATGCTGGTTTTGATCCAAGTAGTAAAGGTGGACTTTTAAGAGGCCAAATTGGACAACATGTTCAAAAAGCGAATCAAGCCGTTCATGATGTAGAAAGAAATATATCTAATAGTAATAGTAATAATATTGTTCCTTCTAACTCGAATGAAAATGATTATCATAAGGCTGAAGTAACCACTAATAGACAAAATCATGATAATTCTTTAATTCAATCAAATTCAATTGGTATGGAAGGAAACAGTAATGGTAAAGGTAAATTAAATATCTTTATGATACATACAAATTGGTGCCCTCATTCAGTAAATGCCTTACCTGGATTTAAAGCTTTTATGAGTAAGAATCAAGGTAAATCTGTTAATGGTTATACATTAAATATTCAAGAATTTGATGTAGCCAGTGATAATCATAAGAAAGAAAAAGAAATGTTTAAAGTAAGAGGATACCCTTCAGTAATTGCTATTAAAGGAGATGATATGAGTAATTATGCCGATGTTGGTGGTCGTGATGAAAAATCAATTATGAAATGGATCAATAATAATTAATATAATTTCTGAACAGCATATTTTTCTTTAGATTTCCTTTGGAAATTATTATCTCCGCCACCCGATTTTTCTTGTGTATAATTTTCTTTAGAATATTTCCAGAATTGTGCGCCCCCAATTTGAAAAGGTGGATGAGCTTCAGCTTTATACCAAAATACTTGATCGGTTAATTTATTTGATTTCGCATTATTATTAATAACTAAACATTCATAATTTTCAGTACATTGATCCATTACTTGACAGAACATTTCAAATGTAGGGAACATACCACAATAATGTTCATATAATCTTTTTCTATTGCTAACATAGTTTTCTCTAAGAATAAATATAAAATCTATATTTGTCCTTAGATTCGGCGGAACTCCTAAAGCATATTGCATCGTTAATAAAAATAATAATTTCCAGTGTCTACCATTCATAAATACAGATCGCATACATGTTGCTTTTGTCCATTTATTATCATATAAACAATCATCTAAAATTAAAAATGCTCTTGGATCTACATTTTCACCATTGTTTTTTTTTTCAACCATCATTTTTTGTCTTTTTAGCATATTATTAACAATTTCTGTATCAAATTCTTCATGAATAAAAAGTGGTGGAACTAATGATCCATAAAACTGATTAGCAGCTTCTGTTCCTGAAATAACTTGACCTACAGGAATATCACTATGATAATATAAAATATCTTTACATAAATAAGATTTACCTGTATCTCTTTTACCTATTAAAACTACTACTTTATCATCTTTGATTTGTGAAATATCAAATTTCTTTAATTGTATTTCCATATATAATATACTACAAATTAAATTATTTAAATATAATACGCAATATTATATTAAATAATGAAACTTAATATTGAAAATTTATCACAAGAACAATTTGATCATATTTTAGATTTATTAATAATCTATAAACAAGCAAATAAAGATAAGAATGTATACTTAAATGAAAAAAGTATTAAAGAAACTATACATTTTATGAATAATGCCGGTAAAGAAATGGCGAAACAATTAGGTGTTCATTAGTTTAATATTATTTATAAATGTATTTAATAATTTTAATTATGGATAATTTTCATATAGGTTTTCATAAATGGGATAAAAAAACGTATAACGAATTCAAAAACAGTTGTCAAAATATTTTAAAAATTAAAGATATACAATTATACTATCCGATATTAGCACTTTATATATATTATCACAATACTAAAAATTCTCATAAACGTATAGATATAAATAGAAGATATTTTGTAAATGAAATAATAGATATTAATTATTTAAAATATTATAATTCAAATTCATTGGTTCAAGCAAAAATTTATGATTCGCAAAGAAAAATTTATGAAACAAAAGAATTATTTTGTAAAAGTATGCCTATATTAGATCCGTTACACTTTATTATGAATAATTATTCTAATATTAATAAAAGGAATCCTTTTTTACCGAGTAATTATAATTTTAATACTTTTGATAAAATAAATGATATGAATAATAGTGCTTATATAGATACTTTTTTTGGTTATCTTTGTTCTCAATTAACACAAAATGATTTGTCACCTACTTTTTCTTTATTTTATGGTTCAATAAATGGTATATCGAATAAATATCATTTTGATATTACTGAAGAATATGAAGATCTTAAGAATGAAAAATGGTTTTATAAAAATTTAGGTAAATTATTTACAATTGATATGTATGTTGATTCCGATGATGAAGATTCTGATGATAATAAATCTTCAACTACAAAAACAAGCTCATCTAAATCATCATCATCTAAATCATCATCTAATTCTTCTTCATCATCTAAATCATCTTCATCATCTAAATCATCTTCATCATCTTCAGGTTATGATAATAGTGATTATATTTGTATTATTAAAGATATTCCAGTTCAACTTTTCTTTATTGAAAAATTAGAAGGAACATTAGAAGATTTTTTAAAAGAAAATATAAATAAAGATTTAATACTTTCTTGTTTATTACAAATATCATTTGCTTTACAATTATTACAAAAGAAATTTAAATTTACTCATAATGATCTCCATATAAATAATATTATGTATTCAAAAACAGAAAAAATATATCTATATTATAAATTTAATAATACATATTTTAAAGTTCCTACATATGGTTATATCTTTAAAATCATAGATTTTGGAAGAAGTATTTTTACATTTGAAAATAAATTATTCTTTAATGATACATTCAATAAACATGGTGAAGCTGAAGGACAATATACATATCCAATTAGACATTTATTATATACTAATTTTGATAAAGAATTAATAGTTCCTAATTATAATTTTGACCTTTGTCGGTTAGCAATTACTATTTTAGATGAATTAAGATTAGAAAATTCAGAAGACAATAAAGAATTTATAGATTTCATTAAATATTTAACGTTATCTAAAAATGATGAATATTTATGTGATTTAGAAGATGATTTTAATATGTATATTGAAATTGCTAAAAATGCCGATAGATCAAAGCCTTGTGATGTTATTCAACATGATATTTTTAAGAAATTTAGAATAAAGAAAAAACACTTCCCTAAAAGAACATATTATACTTGTTAAAAAGGTGGTCTTGAAGATTGACTCATAATATGGGTTGTTTTACTTAAATTCGGCATTATATCTTTAACATTACTACATGATTTCATTAAAAATGATGTAATAAAAGTTATACCAAATAACATAATATATTCTTGTTTTTTTTGTTCAAAGTTTTCTTTATGAGTCATAGCTAAAAAGATACCTGTATTAATTAAACTTAAAACTAAACTAAATATTAAATTATTATTAAACATTTATTAGTGTAAAACAAAAAAATTTAAGAAATAAATTATAATTATTCTTCTTCAATAGCATCATCAAATAATGTATATTTTTTAGTATCTTTTTCAATTTCTTCACCCTTTCTCTGAAGTATAGCATTTAAATCATTAACAAAATCATCAACAGTTTCCGTCTCATCTATATTCTTTTCTACTGTAATAATTTCTTTAAGTGGTGTAACTTCAACGGGATTTACATGAGTTACTTCATTGGGATTTACTACAGCTTTTATAGGAGTTACATCAGGATTTACATGACTTACCTCAGCTTTTATAGGAGTTACTTCGGGATCTTCATCTTTTTTAACAATAACAACATTTTTCGCATCTGAAAGTTTAGGAGTAACTTTTGTCTTACCCATTATGATACCTTTAAGATCATAATTTAATGTATCTTCTTCATTTGATCCTTGTTTTATTTCTTCGGGTATTTGTTTAGTAATTACTTCTTTAATATCATTATTAAATAATGGATCTGTTTGAGAATATAAGTTTTCCTCAATATTAATTACTTTTGGCGATGATAAATCACTCTTAATATCAGTAACTTCTTGTGAAGCATTTTGATTTTCAAGAGTTAATAATTTATTTTTAAATGTTTCCATTAAATCTTCATTTTTCTTTTCAGGATTATTTATAACTGTATTATCATATTTTAATTCTTCAACTACACATGTATCCTGTATTGGTTCTTGTGTTATATCTTTAATTGTAGCTATCTCTATATTTTCACATTCTTGAGAAATTTTATTTTCATCTGGTGATTCATAACCATCAAGATTTGGTTTTTGATTATAACTAATATCATCTAATTTAGTTAATTCTTTTACTTTATCTTCTTCTTCTTTATCGTCATCATTTTTATTTAATAAACCATTAACAATATCAGTTAATAATTCTTTTTTATCAGGGGATTTATCTTCTTCTTCTTCATCTTTTTCTGTTTCATTATCTGAATTATCAGAATTATTCATGTTATTTTTTAAAGATCTAATTTCTTCTAAAAGTAGTGCTTGAATACTTTGATTTTCTTGTCTTTTCTTATTTTCTATTTCATTTGTATCAAAAGTATCTAGATGTTCTTTTAATATTTCTTTAAAAGGTAATAATTTACGAATAGTATTTTCAATACTATCTTTAATTATTAATTCTATTGTTCTCATATTTCTTTGATAATC